GTCATCCTTTTAGATGAAATGGATGCCATGAGCACATCAGCCATGAGAATTTTGCGAAATGTCATGGAAGAATATTCCAGCACATGCAGATTCATTCTAACGTGCAACTATTACCACAAGGTAATCGAACCAATCCGTTCAAGATGCGTCATTTTCAATCTAAAACCCGATTTAAAGGGGTGCGTTCTGCGATGCTTAGACATTCTAAAGAAAGAATCGATAGATGTTGGCGACAATATTAAAAACCTTACGATTTTTATCAAAAAAAGGTTCCCAGACATTCGAAGAACTATAAACGATCTTCAAAAGGCTTCCATAACTGGCAAATTGGTTTTATTTGAAAGTAATACCACCGAAACCTTTGCGAACGATTTGTTTGAAGCGGTTAAAAACAAAAAGAGTTCTTTAATTTTGCGACAAATGGTGATTGATCGAGAATCAGAATTCGATTCAGACTATCAGCAACTTTACAAGTCTTTTTTCGAGGTTATTTACAACGATGCGGAGACAAAAGACGCGACTAAAAACGAATGCTTGTTTGAATTGGGAGAATTCATGTATCGTGACAACTTTGTAGTCGATCACGAAATCAATTTTTACTGTTGTTTGTTAAACTTAGAAAAATCGATTAAAGCTTCTTCTTAGCGTGTTCGCAGAGAGCGATCTTTTGGAGAATTGTCTAAACTTGCAAAATCTTTATCGTTGACTGGTGTGGGTTTACCACGTTCCGAATCGACATACGAGTAAGGGGTTACGGGACTTAAAAGTGGTGCTAAATTGTCACCAAAGTCGAGAATTTCAACATATTTTGCATCTGTTGATGGGATTATAAATTTGTAAAGGTTGTTGTCCTTTTCTGCCGCAGAAACGACACCATAATCCAAAACACCGCTGTTTGTATCATTTGCGTTTTTAACGTTAGGTCCAACAGTTTGACGGTTGTTGGTCTTTACTAAGAAATAGTGCTGACATTTATCATATTGTCTTGAATTTATTTCCTTTAAAGCTTTGATTTGATTTTCATCGAAAGACTTAATGGCATCTGACTGTGTAAAAAAGTTAGGTTTTAATCGAATTTTCGATCCCACTTTTAATCCTTTGTTGTATACGCTTGAGTCGAGAGCGTTTTCCTCTTTTATTAAATAATCAAGAGCAGTATTATAAACGGTGTCGAATTTGTTAAACTTTTTCATTTTGCTATAAATATTTATACTTAGATGGCAACAATACGGTTAAATAACATTTCAAAACCAAGAGAAGTTCTAACTAATAAGAATTTATCAGAAATACCAAAATTCTCTGACGGTAATCCGGTATACACAGATTTGCACTTAGACCTGACGGTTCAGAAGAATGTCGGGTTGGGTGACAAGCCAATCGATTCCAACGATATAAAAGTAGATACTGATATCGAAGCGATCAAAAATTCAATTAGAAATATATTCTCAACACGTAAAGGCCAAAAGCTTCTAAATCCCGATTTTGGAACATCATTAGAACAGTTTTTGTTTCAAAGTGTAACCGAATTTCAAGCAAATATAATTGGAAACACCATACTAAACGACCTAAAAAAATATGAACCGAGGGTCGAAGTTTTAAAGGTTGAGGTTGTAATGTTACCAGATGACAATCAATACAACGTTAAGCTCTATTATAAATTCAAAAAGATAGAAAAGAGAAATTTTTTAGAGTTGTTTGTTCTGAATGACGGACAAATCATAATATAAAACTAAATAATTAATATGGCAACAACACCAGAACTTCTCAATAAGAACGCATATTTAACATTCGACGCGAACAGTCTTCATGATTTGATTATCGACAGACTTAACAAAGATGGTGTGTTTACCGATCAAAATTACCAAGGGTCAAACTTGTCGGCGTTAATCGATATTATCGCGTATTCCTTTTCGACTCTGCTATATTATTTAAACAAAACATCATCCGAGTCGATGTTTTCAGATGCTCAAATTTATGAAAACATGAATCGCATCATAAAGCTTTTAAACTATAAACCAATCGGAAAAGTCGGTCAAAGTGTTCCCTTTAAAGTTTCAACAACCACATTACCCTCTGGAAACTACGTCATACCGAGATACAGCTACATATTAGCAGGAAACACGGCATTTTCCTTTACAGAAGATTTGCCATTCACGAAGAAAGTAAACGGAACGGAAAGTATAACCGATCTGGACAACATCTACAACCTTAAACAAGGCTTATATGTAGAAACACCCGCTATAAATGCTGTGGGTATAGACAACGAAACAATATTCATTTCGACAGTGAATCAGAACATAGACCATTTCGGTATCGACGTTTATGTAAAAAAAGAAAACGAAACAACGTGGGACAAATGGGAACGGGTGAATGAGCTTTTCACAAAAAGAGGAACCGACAAGTGTTATGAGGTTCGATTCAACCAAAACAAAAACTACGAAATCAAATTCGGTGATGACATCAACGGGTTACGATTAAACCCCAACGATCAAGTGGTTATATATTATTTAAAAATCGATCCAAAAGCTGTAAACATTGGCGTGAATGGCTTGAACAATTCACCGATAACAATCTACAATTCTTTAAACTATAAAAACATTTTCGAGGACACAAATACGGAATTTGGATCACATCTCACAGCATCCACCGCCCGTTATATCAATATCAACAACGAGTTTCCGTCTACTGATTACAGCGACGAAGAAAGCGTTGATAGCATCAGAAAGAACGCGCCGAAAATATTCAGAACGCAAAATAGATTGGTCACAACGCAGGATTTTGAAACATATATCAGCAACAATTTCGGAAACATATTATCCGATGTTAGAGTGATGAACAATGATGAATATTTAAAAACATATATCAAGTATTTTTACAATATAGGATTGAAATCACCACAATTGGAAAACAACGTGCTTTACAACCAAATTAAATTCTCAACATCTTGCAATTTCAACAATGTTTATTTTTATGCCGTTCCCAAAAATCAAAATTTGGAATACATGTCACCAGCACAAAAAGAAGTTGTTATAAACAGCGTAAACGACATTAAAATATTAACCTCCAATGTCGTTCCGGTTGATCCTGTTTATATTTACATCGATTTCTACGTGTCACCCGATCCAGCCATCAATACAAGCTATATAAACACAACGAATCTTCATATATACAAAAAAGCTAATACCAAGCGTTCGTCTTCATCGATAATATCGGATGTGGTAAACACATTCACGAAATATTTTTCAAAAACCACCAATAAGTTGGGTCAAAAGATTGACACGCTACAACTCAACTCTGATCTGCTGAGTATAGATGGTGTTGAAAAATTAGAAACCGTAAACACAGCAACAAACACAACAACCGAAGGTTTATCTTTCTTGGCGTGGAATTCTTTATATCCAGCGTTAGATGCGAAAAAATATAATCAAAATTTCAACCTCGAACTGTTTCAGTTTCCGATTTTCAACAACATATCAAACATATCAAACAAAATAAAAATTGTAGAAAATAGCGGAACAATAACAGCGTCAGATTTTTAAAAAATGTTTACAGGATACGAAAAATCTACTGAATTTTATTTTAAAACATATTATTCACCGCTAAGTGCCATCAAAACAGTAAAATGGGTTTTTGGTGACGGTTTTACGTCCAATGAACTTAACCCAACGCACAGATTTTTACACGAAGGTATATACGATGTTACAAATTATGTGTTTACGCAAACACAAACGATAACATCAACATCAGCGGTTAACATCAAGCCGTATATAGAAGAATCTATTTGGTTTGAATTTGTCCCACCGCCAGCGTTTGAGGGTCACTACAACCGATATCCTTTTAAAATCAACATTACGTCTAAGACAACCGAACCACATATGATCGATCTGTCTGCGATGTTTTCGCGCTCATATAAACACCAAGAATCTCCGAACAAGTGGCAGTTTTTAAGACCAGAGTGGAGATTTTTAGATTTAGATGGTAATATAATAGACCGCATAGAAACTATCGATACGGTAATTAAAATCGATGATGATGGGAATTTAGACCCGAACGGAACAATTGTTGGTGTTTCTGGTTATGCCCAATTTTATTTTGTTGATGATTTGTATAACATCGACCTTTTTTTGAAAAAAGAGCCGTTTACTACAATTATAGCCACGTTAGAAACATCTAAAACACCAGCAAAAATTGACTACATTAAAACGAAGTCGAATGTTTACGGATACGCAAACAGCAAAGCCAGTGTCATTTTTCCTTATGTTGTCATGAATCGTCCACCAGAGGCGTTACGCATAACAGAAAACGGTGTTTCGGATCACACAAATCCTAAATGGACGGACGCAAAAACACCGTTCGTGATAACTTCAAATGTTACGGGAAAATTTCTTGATTATTTCACCGAAGGCAACGGTGCGTCAAAATTATACCAACCTCTAGATTTCTTTTTAAAAAGTTCTCCCATAAACAGCCGAACGATTCCAGTTTCTACAACTGTATCAAATTTGGTTGCTACTTTTATACCAGAACCAATTGAATTTAAACTTTATGACGATACAAATTATAAAGTTTCTGGTTATTACAAAGGATACTTTGAAACCAATACAGTATCCGCATTGAATTGTCATATCGCAGCGTCTGCAAATCTAACCGTTTCAGATTTAAGCGGAAATTATGTATATCCTCTTTTATGGATATCAAATCCAGCAAACGGAACCATTGGAACGACACAATATTTTCTACAAAGCAATCTATCAGCAGCGTCTACGATAAATTTACACAAGGCTCATAATTTTTCTTTTGATGTTCCTGTTATAGATGAAACAAATTTTCAAAACAACGGTATGGATATTAGTGGGTTTCACGGTATTAATAGTATAGCAGTTATTCCGTTTCCATCATATCATGCATGGACAGCAGATTCTGAAAAAAATTACATTTACAGATTTTCCACAAACGGTGAAATGCAATCCAAAATAAATCTCATCGATATTTTTACTGAAAGAAATATACCGATTCCTGTAAACAATCAAGTGTCACCAGCAACCTTAACATTAGATGGTGAATACAATTTGTGGGTTACGTTATATGACACAGCATCAACATTAAAATTCGATAAATATGGAGAGTTGATCACAATTTTCACACCAAATCAAAAAAATGAATCACCGAATATAAATTCAACATGGTTAGATAATATAAAATATTACCCATCCAACGCAAACGAAAACGGTGATAACAACTTTTTAGAACCAACAGGTATAGATTCAGATAAAGATAACAACATTTGGATCACATATTCACATTTTGCAAGCGGATATCTAGTAAAATATGACAACACAGCAACAAACTTATTAACAGTGTCTCTACCGCTGTGTTCGTGTCCACAGGAGGTTGTTTGTGATCGAGATGGATATGTTTGGCTAGTGAACAGCAACACCATATGGAATAGTATGGGCATTATAGAAAAGAGAAATACAAACGGAACATTGTTAAGCTCTTTTACCGGATTTAAATCACCAAACTATGCAACAATCGACTACGATCAAAATTTGTGGTTTACTTTCGATTATAATAAAATTGGAAAAATTAACACTAGAACATCAGTTGTTTCGATGGCAACGGTAACACCACTAGACACCGATGGCGACCCAGATTATTGGTTCAAAAACACCCCAAACATTGATGACACAATATTGGAGGGTATATCTACAGATATCAGAGGAAACGTATACGTTATCAACGGATTAGAAAATCAAATATACATATACGACCAAAATACAATGGCGTATAAAGATAGATATATGATCAACCCACAAGGTAAGAATTTTTATGTCGAAACTCCTTTTGGTCCTACTGTTGTCGAATATAACTTATTAGGAAAATCTCTCCAAGCACAAGGAGATTGGTCGGGATTTCGGTGGGTTAATAAATTTGGTAAAAACTATTTACCAGAATACAAAACCAGAAATAGTTTATATGTAACAGGTAATACGGAAAGTCTTAATTATTATAAAGAAAACCCATATATTATCAGAAAAATAAACGAAGATTTTGACATGGTTGAATATATGAAGAGTTTGACGCACATGCCGAATATACAAAAAAATACAGATTATTTTTATGATGTATTTTTAAAATCGATTTTTGGTGGGAATTATAACGACCCCGACAGCAAAACATATGAAAAAATAGCAAACTTTTTGTTGAACCACGGAGACGTTGATACCGCAAACGTTGAACAATTATATAATTTAACAGAAATGGTCGATCTTGATACGGATGATTATAGATTGGTCTATCCAGAAAACATTAAAAAAATCTTAGATTTGGTCAGCATCAACGAGTCTTTACTTTGGGGTGATCACACCATAGACGAATTAGACGTTGTTAAATTACACAAAAACAGTCAACCAGTAACCACGACATTTATGGTAACAGCGGGATTTTCTATGGTTTTGAAGACAAATTCTTTAAATTCATATAGAATAATACCAGTTGGGTTGAACGAAGAAGATTCTGTGTATAGTATACAGAGATTGGCAACATCTTTAAATTTAGACCCTAATTATTGGTCGCTTACTTATAGTTTTTATCCATTAAACGAAAGTTTGAAAGACACAAAATACACAAATAATATAATCGATTGGGAAAATAAAACAAACATATCTCCACAACTTTCAGCAGTATACTCGGATTGGGCGAAAGACGGTGGAATTGTGGAAACAATGTTGTCATATGAACTCTATTCTGGTCTAGATTTTTTAGACTAAATAAATAAGTAATTTAGACGGGTTTATCTGACCATGACAAACGAAAAGGCGTATACAATTTCACAAATCGGGACATTTCCATATGAATCATATGAAATTCGGCCCGATTATGAAAAAATTGATTATAGATTGGGTGAGGTTCCCGCAAACTGGCACACTCCATTAGATTTCAACCCCGGTCAACTGTATCCAAATCTAAATTACAAGTTTGTTAATTTGGGTTATCGTTTCGATGATATAGGCAGAGCCGTATTAGATATATCTAACCAAGGTAGCTTTTATTACAGTTTATCGGACGTAAGAAAAAACTTCAACGGGGGCATATATAATATATTCTTTGTTGAGTTGGAAGATTATAATTTCTTAGGGTTTACCCTACACTCAAACAGATTGTTCCTTAAACCACTATCTGCTGGTAAAACACCAACAGGTTGGTCGTTAAAAACATCAGCAATCATGTTGAGCGCGACTCCATCTTTTTTCAGAACGGTAGATGATATAACCGAAACGACACAATTAAGCAGAAATTACAATGATAATTTTGCAAACAAAATTCAACTCCCTCTTCCGAATACAATTTTGATAAACTATAGTTTATCTTCGGTTCAAAAATTTATAAACAAACCTATAATAAACTTTTCGAAAAATTACAACCCAACATACTTTACAACAAACCTAGAAAATCAAAATTGTAAAATAAAAGCAGATTCTTTGTATTTGACACATACTCACGAATATATCGGAACTTTGGGAGAACCCAGAGAGATCGGAAACGACCCTTTTTATAATAACAGCGAAAGAATTCTATATTTTGATTCATCTATATGGGACTATAAACCAGAAACAAATAAAAATATAGAAACATTCTTAATGTTGCAATCGGCTATTAATACAAACATAGCCTTTTCTTCACCAGCACAATGTATGCTGAGTTCGGTTTTTGATATTAATAGCACGAATTTTAAATATTACACAAAATCGATACTTGTTGGTAAAAATGCAGTTTTGCTCGTTTCTGGAAAAAATGAAACATTTTTAGGTGTAAGATATGTTGCAGATTCTCCAATTTTTCGAAACAGAAAAGAATCGGTATTTTCAACTCTTTCAAAATTTGAAAACTCGAAAATCTCAAGTATATTTAACTCTGTTTCCGCCAAAGAAGCAGGAGCAGATGTGACATATTGGGAAACAAAATATCCGCCACACCACTATAGCTATAATTTAAACTTTTTCGATTATAAAAATATTCCAAATCCTGTAGAAGGTGATTCGCTGTATTTTGACTTATCTTCAAAAATTTTAACACAAGATTCAACAAGCTGCACACTATCGACATATCTCTTTTCGCCCCACAATGTTTTAACGCTAGATTTAGAAACATTCGGTGTGGTTGATCAGATTAAATTTGAAATGTTTAAATCTGATGCCGATATTGCAACCTTTTACGATTCCGTTTCTTGTTATTATGGGAAAAATTTAAACACATATTATGACATTTCGGCATCTCCTTGGATACCCGCCGCCAGCGGTGCAAACTTTAAAATTTTGTTGAAAGAATCTTCCTATGGAGATATAACATACAACATATCTACAAAACTTTCAACATATTCTGGGTTTTTGGATTCTTTTTATAAAACAAGTATAGATTTTAATCGTGTTGGTGGAAATACAGTTAACATATTTCAAAATCTTGTAGACGAAGGTTCCGATTATATCGAAACAACCGTTGAGCATTTATCAACCGATACAATTTATCCGTTTAAGGCGTTATCGAATACGTATATCAGTTGGGATTTCAAATCAGTCGAAAACGTTAATCTCGACAATTGTAAAATATATTTGAAAGAAGCGTTAACGAATACATACACGATAATCCCCAGAAATAGCTCTGTTATCTTTAACGATAAAACACACACAGTAAGATTTTCTGGGTTTGGTCCGTATGTCATAATACCAATTCTTTCTTCGCAGAAATATAATGAATTCTGCACACTCACATCAAATTCAACATTTTTTGATCGTTATATAGAAAAAAGATTTTTAATCGAAAAATATGGAGATTTTAAAAATTTAAATTCAACAAGAGTTATAGGTCTTACTGCTGCATTACCATCGGGTAAGAACGTATATGATATACCCAATACAGATTTTATATACTGGTCGTGGGAATATAACGGAATGACCAATTTTGATAGAATTACTGCCGTAAAACAAAACGGTGATCTATACAATCAAGCACAATTCGGAACCGGATCAGATTTAAAATATTTAAAATTTTATATAGAACCGGATAAAAATGAAAAGTTTCCAACAATAAACACCTTTCGAGCAAGAGTTCAAAATTCCACATATTTTGGTGAATATGTTTTGGAAATAGATGATTTCCCATCTGACGATAATTTGACTTCAAATTTTCTTGTTTATTATCCAAATTTTAATACAATAATACACAACACAGCAGACTCTAAAGTTTTGACCCGTCCATATCAAAATGGGGCCGCTAGATATAAATTTACAATCAATGACACCATATTAAGAAACGCACCAGATTCTACATTTTATTGGAAAGTGTCTGACAATATCGGTAACACAACATTATACAATAATGTTACATCGTTTGAACACACAATACCAAACCCATCAAAGGCGATTATAACATTAAGCACATTAAACGCAATCGCCGCAGGATGGGTTAGCGCACACAACGTTTTTGATCAACTAACATTGAATTCGGTATTATCTAGCGAATTTTTCAAAGATTTAAAATTCAATGTGTATTCGTATTATTTTTGGCCAAGCGGCAAAAAGGTTGTGTTATCAACACCAACAAATTATACATTTTCTCTAGCACCAACGGCATATAAAGAAACGAATAGCAGAACGTATCAATTTTGGGCATCTGCCAATAAAAACTTTGACACGTATCTATATTCCGTCGATACTCCTAAAACTAATAGCATATCTTTGTTAAAAATCCCATACAATGCAAAGCTGGAAACAACAACACCCGATAATATTCGTTTAACCGCATTTAACACAATATACCCACCAGAAAACGGTTTGTATTTTAAAATGTCATCTACGGGAGGTTTGATAACAAACACGTTCCGAATCACCGGAACAACAAATAATACAGGGGGGATTTTTGAAAAAGCACCTAGAGTTTTACCATATAATTCAAACTTTTATTTTACATTCTCAGCAACAGAGGCATCGATTGATATAATAAACGGAAGAAATGTTAACATATACCAAGTTTTGTCGGCAACATCAACAAACAATCCTACAGAAATTGTGGGGGGAACGGTAAAGTATCTTCTATATACAAACAATTGGTTGAAATATGTTGATATTCCAGCACAAACCGGATTATACAATATTGCAAAATTAAGTATAGGTGATTCAACAATCCCTTTAAACGTTTCAAACGGAAACACAATGATATACATTGTTGCAACGCCTACGGTAGATATTAAAATACCAGAAACTACTTTTGACGATTATCCCACAACTCCAGATAAAAACATATGGAGCACTGTTGTAAAAACTCTTACATCATCAGCGGGTATACAAACAATTAGTGCGACAATTACCGCAAACAATTTAGAATTCTTTGTAAGCGATTATTATACGTTAACAGGCGGAAAGATATCTTTAAGTTTATTTGATTACAACATAAGAACCGTTGACCAATACGATGTCGATTTTGGAGATGGTTTGATCGAGACAATCCAACTGGATGATCTAATAGAACACCAATACGATAATGCTGGAACATATACGATAGAATTAAGTGCGATATCCCCAACAACAATTAAAACATCCAAACAGCTTGTTACCGTATACAACGAATGGCCGATTTTTGACCAATTTGATTTTAGATTTTTAGACGAAAAGGCTCTAAAAATGCCATATACGTTAGATCAGATTTACATACAACCAAACGAATTTGGAGATGTTGATATATTTAACACAAGTTTGCAAAGATTAAACGATAACCTAGAATATCTGAAATCGAATTCAAAAACATTAAACACACAGTCCCCAAGCGATATATTTGGGTGGTTTGGTGTAAACAACTCAAACAAAGCAGATGGGGCGAGATGGAATACAATAGATTATAATTCCCGCTATTATAAAAATTATAACGCAATTTCCACCAACGGAAAAGACGGAACATATTTTGCAAACATAAAATACATAAAAGAAGGTGAACACATTTTTGTATTAGACGGCAACACAATTAGAGTTTTCAAGAATTCGGTAAAATCCGAAGAGATTGAGTTTGTTAATTATGACGAATTGGTGATAGATATACCATATATTAAAAATATAGCGATTAACGAAAAAGATAACGCAATATACGCTTCGGATGATTTAAAAAACATAATATATAAAATTGAATATAACATTTCGGATATTTCTTATATATTTTCAAGTTTAAACATAGCTGGTTTTGGATCATATTCCGATGTATACAAATTCAACAGCCCCGAAAAGCTAGTATTTAAAGAAGGATATCTGTATGTGTTAGATTACAACAATAATTGTATTAAAAAATATACACAAGATTTGGTGTGGGTTGCTACATATTATGATCAAACATTTGAAAATAATAAAATTGAAAATTTTGACGTTCACGTAAACGGAATGCTTTATACTATAAACACAGACGGAACTATAAACATTTTTGATCAAAATCAAAAACTTTTTTATAACTTTAACGTTAAAAATATATTAACAAATCTAACTATACAAGATATGTCATTTGACGAAGGTTGTGATTTTATCTATATCGTAAACTACGGAATAACCCATAAATTCACAGCAACTGGCGTATACATAGGAACTTTAGATTTACCACCAAATATAATAAGAAACACACCAACAAAGAATCATTACATGTATAGTATATACGAATCATATGGTTTGAAATGGATGGACAAAATTGAATTTTACAGTATCGGCGCAAATATTGAAAACGCAGCGTGGGATATATCGAAAATATTGCTACAATCAGACGAACTTGCGTCCGAAAAAAATTACAATCGCGCCTTGAAAAGAATCACGCAAAATGTTAAAAAATACCGTGATTCTATAGAATCAAAATTTGTTATCGCCACAGAAGCTGGAATTAACGGAACGGTTACATACTTTGCATCAGTTCCTGTAAAAACAACAGAAAGACCCGAATTTTCTTCTTATATCGAAAATGAAGAAATCGGGGTAGGAATAAACGAACTACACATACCACAAGTTTGTAACAGAGAACTTAAAAAGGTTTACGATGCTTTGGAAATCCTAGAAGCACTTTTAAGCATCACAAGCTATGAAGTAGAAAACCAAGAAAACTGCAACAGTCCGTTTTGCTGGTCGTGGAAAGCTATGTCTTCTTACAGTCTGAAACTACCAACACTTAAAATTTGTAATATAAACCCGATTACATGGGCGGAATTAGAGAAAAACTTCCCAATTCCATACGCACCCACAAAAACATGGGATTTGGCAGAATCTTTGTGCTGTGTCGATATAAAATCACCTTTAGAATAACCAAAACGATAAATAATTAATATCAATCCAACATTAGTAATCAGTTTTAAAAATTGGTTCATGCAACGGAAACGTTACAATGGCTTGAGGAAAAAATATGAGCAATAGATTTCACAATAAGTGGCACAGAACAAACCACCATACATACACAAACGCTAACAATCCCGATGCTGGTCATGATCCAATTGCCAGCAAATTACAGCCGTTTTTGGGGGATTTTGTGTTGTCTGGGGCGTTGAGTGCGGTAGCACCATTAAGTGCTTACGCAGCCTATTTATATTCCAACAATATTGCCCTATGCGCTCTAGGCGGAAAGGTCGCTGGCTTATTTTTCTCAAATGGTATCTCATTATCAACAGGCGGTGGGGGTGTAAATCTTTTCAACAGTAGAACTGGTATATACACAATACCAACAAACCGAACTTTAAACGGAGCAATATATGTTCCAGTTTTGGATGTCAAAGGTAATACGTATTTAGACGGTAATTTGGCAATCACTGGCGATCTGT